GGTCCCCAAGGTACAGGAAGCCCTCAACGACCCTGAGGTAGCCGAATCTGCAGCCCTGTGGCTGAAGTATGGTATCGACCGCAAGGTGACCAAGCGTGCTGTGATGACCTATGTGTACGGCTCACGTAAGCAAGGGTTCCGTAAGCAGTTGGTGACCGACATCATCCGCAAGGATGCTGGCAAGGCTGTATTTGGTTCGGATAAGGAAGACGAGAAGTCGTACTCGAAGCACGCTGAGTTCCTTGCTGGCCTGATCGAAGAAGCGGTTGCGACCACGGTCCCGGCTGCTGCCTCTGCGATGAAGTACCTGCAGGATTTGGCTAGCAAGAGCGCCCGGCACAATGTCTCGATCCGTTGGGAAACGCATATGGGACTGTACGTTGAGAACGCCTATCGTACGATTCCGACTAAGGTTGTTCGTTGTGAAGTGTGGAGTAAAGCGCAGAACGTCATGGTCATGCAGCAGGCGACTATTCCCTTGGCTCCGACGAACCAGTTGGACCAGCCTAAGCAGCGCAACAGTATCGCCCCGAACTTCATCCACTCGATGGATGCGGCTCACTTGCAGAGCGTGGCCGTTGCTGCGGTGAACGAAGGCATCGAAGAGTTCCTGATGATTCACGACTCCTTTGCGTCCCTTCCGAACCATATGCCACGCTTCTCGAAGTTGGTCCGCGAGACGTTCGTCCAGATGTACGAGACGATGTCTCCGCTGGAGCAGATCACGGAGCGTGTGGCCGAAGACCTGCTGGAAGTTGCCCGTGCTGAGACGGACGTGAAGGTGTTGAAGAAGATCACCACGACCATCAAGGAAATCAAGGAGTTGGGAATTCCCCAACGCGGCTCCTTCGACCTGTCGTCGGTGCTTGATTCTTCGTTCGCCTTCGCTTAAACTCTTGCACAACACAACACAGGTTACCACCATGTCGCTCGATATTGAACGTCTTGACCGCGCCCTCACGAACCCTGACGGGTTTTACCAAAGGGACCCGGAGAACGGGAGGGTCTTCATGAACTCCCCGCTCGGAAAAATGTACCTGACCAAGAAGGACCTCGAGCGAATCTTCGCCGTCCCTAAGCCCCGCAAGAAACGCTTAGAGGAAATGAACCTCGAGGAGTTGCAGGCAGGGATGGTGAAGGCGGAAGAGTGGTTGGCATCGGCGGAAAGGGTGGCACACGAAGCATGGTTGAAACGCCAGTCGTATTTAGACCGTGACAAGTGCCCTCCAAAGTCGAAGTCTTATGTCAGTGATGACGTGGATTTCGCGACCAACACGGTAGCCAAGTACAAGCGGCTAATCAAACAACTTGAGCAGTAACCACGAGGCCCTACGGGGCCTTTTCCCATTTCTAGGACCCCGTATGGACGTTTATGTGGAGGACATGCGAATGCCTCTCGACCAAGCAGTAGCCCTTATGGCCCAAGGCATCGACCTGAACGAGATCGAAGGTTGGGACCTCATTGACCCTTTGTTTGACCCTTACTTTGAAGATTGACACATGAAGAACTTTGTAACACCCAAAGGCCCCTCGGGCTACAGCAACCTGTTCACCCCGGACGTTAAGTTCGATCCGGAAGGTAAGTACAAGACCAGCATCACGCTGTCCGAAGAGGCCGCAAAGCCCTTGCTGGAAGCGGTAGAAGAACAGCGCCTGGAACTTGGTAAGAAGGCCAAGACCGCCAAGGGCAACCCGTTCAAGGTCAACGAAGACGGCACGTACACCTTCACGTTCAAGTCGAAGAAGCAGCCGAAGGTCGTTGACTCGAAGGGCAACCTTATCCGCGATGAGATTCGCATCGGTGGTGGCTCGACCATCCAGGTCCGTGGGGCCTTCAAGGAATATGAAGGCTTCGGTGGAGGTGTTAGCGCCTACCTGAACGAAGTGCGCCTCGTGAAGCTGGTCGAGTCGAGTGCCGATTGGGGTACCGATGACGAGGAAGACGAAGGCTACGTAGCATCGCCTAGCAGCCCGAAGCCCTCGAATAACCTCGAAGGTGCTGAGGCCGAGCAAGAAGAAGACGAAGATGTGAACTTCTGATGAAGCGCTCGTGGGTAACTAAGAAACACCACGGGCTTAAGGTGAAGCAAAAGTTGCGTAGTGGTCTCGAAGAGAAGATCGCTGCGCAACTCGATGAAGCGGGTATGGCATACGAGTATGAAACTCAGAAGCTTGAGTACGTAATCCCGCACTCCTACAAGCCTGACTTCATGTTGGGTAATGGAATCATCATCGAGGGTAAGGGACTGTTTGACTCAGCAGACCGAACTAAGCATCTGGCAGTGAAAGCAGCCCACCCTGAGAAGGACATCCGCTTCGTCTTCTCCCGTAGTGCAAGCCCCCTGTACAAGGGATCAAAGTCTACTTATGCCTCATGGTGTCAACGCCACGGATTCCTTTATTCCGACAAGGTTGTCCCTGAAGCTTGGTTAAAAGAGAGAAAGAAATGAAAGTCAACGCAGATATGTTCCCGAGCCTCGCACGGCTCCCTGAAGTATCCGAGGTAACAACGCATGACGTGAGTCTAATGGTTCCCAGGCAGTTCTACGGTCTCGCAGACCTCAAGGGACTCCGCAAGCTCATCAAGCAGGTCGAGAAGCAGATCAAGGCAAACGCAGCAAACGTGGAGGAAATCTAAATGACACAGACACAAGTTCTACTTAAACACCTTCGCAAGGCTGGCTCCATCAGTCAACGCGAGGCGCTCTTTGACCACAGTATCCAATCGCTCACCCGCCGTATTACGGACCTTCGGGACGCAGGGTTCAACATCGAATCCCATTGGAAGCAACACCCGGTCACTGGTCAGTACTACACCCGGTACACCCTTGGTTCCCCTGAGGTCCTTTGATGAAAGTTAAGCATACCGACAACGGCAACGTGAAGATCACGCTGTCCCTAGAGCAAGCCGAAGCTCTCCGTGCTGGCCTGCTCTTCTCCTCAGGTCCCACGGGTGGCTTCCTGTCCCTGATGACCCAGGAAATCCTTGCGCACATCGACATGACGCTCGAGGACGCCGACATCAACATTACATTTTAAAGAGAGAAGAGAGATGAAAAATCAATGGTATTTCGACGCATCTGATTTGGGTGGCTGTGCCACTGCGAAGTTGGACCGCTATGACCAGACAGCACGCATCCGAATCCCCGACCAATGGTTCAACCGGGAAGACCTCAAGGAACTCATCCGGTTCCTGAAGCTACTCCGAAAGGAACTGAAGGATACGCAGGACTTCATCGACGCCGATCAATATCCCGTGACGGAGTGCTTCTAAGCGATGAAGACCGCGGACATTAAGGTCGAATTGCTCGACACCATGGGAAACGATCTTACTGTCGCGAACGTGGCCCGAGTGTCCTTCGACAAACAAAGTGAGTGGGAGTATGACCTAGAGAAAGCGGAACGAGTTCTCCCGGCCAAGGACATCAAGCTCATCAACTACCTCGCGACACATGACCACTGGTCTCCCTTCGCCCACACGTTTCTATCGTTCCGTATCAAGGCCCCGATCTTCGTTGCTCGCCAGTTGGTGAAGCATCAGGTCGGCCTTAGTTGGAACGAGGTAAGCCGCCGGTACGTGGACAGTGAGCCTGAGTTCTGGATTCCCAAGGAACTCCGAGGACGCGCTGAGAACGTGAAGCAAGGTTCTGGTGATGTTCTTGTGTGTTCCCCAGGTGCTCGGGATTGGATCGTGAAGCACAGCGAGGAATCCCTTGAGACCTATAAGGACCTTCTGACTGTTGGCGTCGCCCCTGAAATGGCACGGATGGTCTTGCCACTCAACACTCACACAGAGTGGGTATGGTCGGGTTCCCTTATGGCCTTCGCACGGGTCTGCAAGCAACGCATGGACCCCCATGCTCAAGCTGAGTGCCGTGAGGTAGCCGAGCAGATCGATGAACGGCTCCGTTGGGCATTCCCTGAGTCAACCGCATCACTTTTGGATAACTGATGAAGGTATGTTCTAAATGTGGGATCGATAAGGAACTCACAGATTTCAACAAAGATTGCACAGCTTCTGATGGGTACTCCTACCTCTGCAAACCCTGTCGTAAAGAGTACCGGAAGGTCTGCCGGGCTAATAACCCTGCAATGTATGAAAGGCGCAAGGCTAAGAGCAGGGAGTGGTGGGATAAGAAGCGAGATGGTGACCCACTGTTCTTCGCTAAGCATTGTTTCAGGAACCGACAGGTAGTAGCAAAGAAACTCGGCATCCCCTTTGGGATCAAGTTCGAAGACCTACCGCCAGTTCCTGAAAAATGCCCAGTTCTGGGTATAGCGATAGCTCACTGCTCAGGGCACGATACTGCGCCGTCACTCGACCGCATCATCCCTTCGTATGGGTATGTGCAAGGGAATGTAGCGTGGATCAGTGGACGTGCCAACCGCATCAAGAACGATGCATCACTGGAGGAACTTGAAAGTGTCACACGATGGCTCCGAGAGCAACTTCGTGAGGAAGGAATCGTGCCCTGAGTGCGGTTCGAAAGACAACCTAGCCCGTTATTCAGACGGACACGCGTTTTGCTTTGGCTGCTCATATCGAGAACACGGCGAAGGTGAAGTTACACAAACCCGAAAAGGAAGAACCGTGTCAGAAGATTTGAAAGAGTACAAAGAAGCAGACGTAAAGGGACTCCCTGCCCGTCTTATCAGCGAGGAGACCTGTAGGTTCTTTGGGGTTCGAGTAGGGCAGGTTAGCGGTAAGACTGTTCACATGTACCCATATGTGAAAGATGGGACGGTTGTTGCCATGAAAACCCGAGGACAGGACAAAGAGTTCAAGTTCCTCGGTGACGCTAAACACCCCCCGTGCTTCGGTCAGCACTTGTGGCCGAAGGGTAAGAAGTTAGTCGTAACGGAAGGTGAGATTGACTGCTTGACGATTAGCCAGCTTCAAGGGAATCGTTGGCCGGTAGTCTCAGTGCCTAATGGTGCCCAAGGTGCAAAGCGAGACATCGCTCGTCAGATGGAGTTCTTTGAGCAGTTCGATGAAATCGTGTTGGCCTTCGACATGGATGGACCAGGGCAGAAGGCTGCACAAGAAGTGGCTGAGATGTTCGCACCGGGTCACTGCAAGATAGCTACATTCCCATACAAAGACCCGAATGAGTGTTTGAAACAGGGCAAAGGCGCAGAGGTAATCCAAGCGATTTGGAATGCTCGTTCGTACCGCCCTGACGGGATCGTAGGTGTCTCCGATGTCATAGGAGAACTCGACCGAGATGTTACCCATGGGTTGCCCTGGTTCATCCCGAAGTTGTCCGAGGTTACCTATGGTCGCCGGTATGGGGAGGTCTACACCATCGGTGCGGGGACTGGTATCGGCAAGACAGACTTCGTTCTACAACAGGCAGCGTATGACCTTGAAGAACTGAAGTTGAAGGTTGGGCTTGTGTTCCTTGAGCAACGCCCCGCTGAGACCGTTACACGCCTCGCTGGGAAGATCGCAGGCCGTAGGTTCCATGTGCCTGATGGGAGTTGGACCAGAGAGGAGCGTGTGGCTGCTGTACAAGGGCTGGATGGTAAGGTCGTGATGTACGACTCATTCGGCGAAACCGAGTGGGACGTAGTAGCAGCAAAGATTCGCTTCATGGCTCACGCTGAGGAAGTCCGTGTCTTCTACGTCGATAATTTAACCGCGATGGCAGATACCTCAAACGAGCGGGAGTCCCTTGAGACCTTGATGAAAGAAGTTGCAGGGTTGGCTAACGAACTAAAGATCATCGTTCATTTAATCTCTCACCTTAGCACTCCTGAGGGGAAATCCCATGAGGAAGGAGGTGCTGTATCCATCAAGTCTTTCAAGGGATCCCGCTCCATAGGATTTTGGTCTTTTCTGATGCTAGGCCTTGAGCGTAATCAACAAAGCGAAGACCCTGAGGAACGCAACACAACGACCCTTCGAGTTCTGAAGGACAGATTCACGGGAGCCGCTACAGGAACCCTGATCAAGCTTGGGTACGACCGGATCACAGGTCGCCTATTCGACAAACAAAGTGACTTCACGCCTGAGGCAGACCCTGAGGCTTACACATTTTAACGCTTCACCTAAAGAGAGAGATATGGAATTCACACCGTACCCCAAGACCCCCCGTCTGAAGCGGGACATCGTGATCACCGAGAAGCTGGATGGCACGAACGCCCAGGTGGTGATCACCAAGGGGACCATCGAGGACCGCATGGACCCCAACGTCGTTGCGACCCTGTTCGACGCCCAGGGGTTCTTCGCCATGCGAGTCGGCTCACGGACCCGTTGGATCACCCCAGGGAAGACCACGGACAACTACGGGTTCGCTGGCTGGTGCAAGGAGAACGCTGAAGAACTCTTCAAGCTCGGCGAAGGCCAGCACTTCGGTGAGTGGTACGGCCAAGGTATCCAACGCGGTTACGGCCTCGACCACAAGCGATTCGCCCTGTTCAACACGGCCCGTTGGGGCGCTCACAACCCAAACACCCCGGCCTGCTGCGAAGTGGTCCCTGTGCTGTCCGTTGGCCCGATGCAAGAGTCACAGTTTGCGCTGGACAACCTCAGCGAGTTCGGAAGCATGGCGGTCCCCGGGTTCATGAAGCCCGAGGGAATCATCGTGTACCACACCGCATCGCAACAGAACTTCAAGGTCCTCCTCGAGAACGACCACCAACCTAAAGGAACGTAATGGACATCCTCGGAATCCTCATTGCCACAGTGCTTGTCATGGCTGCATCGGCTGTCATCGGTATCGGCCTGATCCTCGGGTTCTCCACAGTGCCCAACGCGTTTGACGTTGATGAATACCTCGTGGACGAACAAGACGAACTGAACCTTAAATAAGGAACTACATGCGGACTACCCTTTTCGATCTTGAGAGCAACGGACTCTTGCAAGATGCAACACGAATCCACTGCATCTCTGTGAAAGACCTCGATACAGGGGCACTCCGCAGGTTCACCCCTGAGAACATAGAGGAAGGCGTTAGGTACCTTCAGGAAGCTGCGAACCAAGGAATCCTAGCTGGTCATAATGTGATCGGATTCGATCTACCTCTGATCGCCAAGCTGTACCCGTGGTTCACCGTGGACCGTAAGAAGGTCTATGACACCCTCGTAGTCTCCCGGCTGATCTTCTCGGACCTTATGACCCGCGATGGTGGGCATATCAAGGCCGGGAAGCTCCCGAGTAAGTTGGTCGGTTCCCATTCCCTAGAGAGTTGGGGTTACCGTCTGGGTCTCCAGAAGGGTGAGTACAAGCTGGACTTCAAGGAACGCATGGGCGAGGAGTACGTAGAAGGCTCTGAGTGGCTTGAGTACTCTGAGGACATGGGTGCGTACTGCGACCTCGACGTTGAGGTCACTGAGGCTCTCTACGTGAAGCTGAAGGACATTGAGTACTCTCAGGAAGCTATCGATCTTGAGCACGATGTTCGCTGGTTCTGTTCGATGATGGAACGCTCGGGCTGGACTTTCGATGTGAAGGCAGCTTCGGAGTTGTACGGGAAGCTTGCTGTCGAACGAGACACGATCCGTCAGTTGATGATCGAGACGTTCCCACCACTTGTAGAGGAACGCTGGTCCCTGAAGACCGGCAAGCGCCTTAAGGACAAGGTGACCGAGTTCAACCCTGGTTCCCGTGACCAGATCGCTCATCGTCTGAAGGTCAAGTATGGGTGGGAACCCACAGCGTTCACGGACGGCGGTAAGCCTCAGGTTGACGAAACGATCCTTGAGAAACTCGAGTATCCCGAAGCAAAACTTCTATCGCAATACTTCCTACTGGAGAAACGAATTGGGCAGCTTGCAGAAGGTGACAAAGCTTGGCTCAAACTTGAGACCCAAGGGCACATCCACCACTCTATCAACACTAATGGGGCGGTTACAGGACGCTGCACGCACTCGTGGCCAAACATTGCCCAAGTACCAAGTGTGTCAGCTTTGTGGGGCAAAGAATGCCGAGGGCTTTTCGGTGTGCGCCCTGGATTCAGACAAGTCGGAGTGGACCTATCCGGGATCGAACTGCGCTGCCTTGCGCACTACATGGCGCATTGGGACCAAGGGGAGTACGGACGAGTAATCCTCGAAGGTGACATCCATACGGTCAATCAACAGGCCGCTGGTCTCCCTACTCGTGACAACGCCAAGACCTTTATCTACGGGTGGCTCTACGGGGCTGGTGACGCGAAGATCGGCTCCATCGTTGGTGCTGGTGCAAAGCGGGGCAAGCAACTGAAGCAATCGTTCCTAGAGAAGCTCCCTGCACTGGGGAAACTCAAGGAAAAGGTGGATGACCGAGCATCCCGAGGTTACCTCATCGGCCTCGACGGTCGCAGGATCACCGTACGTCATAAGCACGCAGCCCTCAATACGCTGCTGCAGGGTGCTGGTGCTGCTGTGGCGAAGCGTTGGCTGGTCGAGTGCTTCCTAGAAGCTGAACGTGATGGTCTCCAGTATGGCTGGGACAAGGACTACGTTCTTCTCGGCTTCATTCACGACGAATTGCAATGGGCAGTCCGTGAGGGTCTCGAGGATTCCTTCGGGAAGATGACGACCATCTGTGCCCGCAAGGCTGGGGTTCACTTCAACTTCAAGTGCCAAGTAGACGCTGAATACAAGACAGGCCTTACATGGGCAACGTGCCACTGATGTTTAACGACCTACTACGTGAAGTGTGGTTCTCCCCTGCCTATGTGAAGGGGAACCTCGCTCGACAGAATGCCCCTGAGATTGCCGCTATGGCGTCCATGGGCCTCATTACAACCCAACGAGACCGTGAGACCTTTGGTGGTCAGTGGCTCATCACACAGAAGGGCTTGGAGTACCTATGGGCCGAGTGAAGGACCAGATGATTCCCGAAGTAATCCCGTATCTCTATGGGAACAAGTTGTACCTCAGTATCCAAGTGAACGGTCAGGAGTGGGAATACGAAGAGGACCTCGAGACCTTGTTTAAGGCTACCGCAGGCTGTATCGATCCCTATGACCTCGAGCAAGAACAAGAAGCACTGACGCTGCTCTTCGCCCTTGAAGATGGCGTACGACAAATCAATGATGCCCTTGGGGCTGACGAACAGGAGTTTCAAGAATGAGCAAGTTTCAAGTTGGTGATCGCGTTGAGTTTACCGAAGACTATCACACCACATCTGCGGGGACCCAAGGGACCCTCAAGGATGTGTGTGAGCACGACGACGAGCCGGGTGATCGTCTAGTGACCGTGGAAGTCGAAGGACTCAATGACGTTGCTGTCTATGACAAGCGCCTGAAGCACGTCGAAGCCGTACCGGTCGCGAAGGAATTCCGTTTCTTCCGTAGGGGTGACTCATCGATCAGTATGCAACCCTACGAGACCTTTGAGGCTGCTTTGCAAGGCTGGAAGCCGTTCGCTCAGGACGGTCAGGAAGTGGAGATCATCGAAGTGGTGAGCCACGGGAAGTACAAGGCGACCCTGAAGATCGAGGAAGCTCTCTGATGCTCCTCCTGATCGACGCAGACATCCCCTGCTACCGGGCTGCTTCAGCGTGTGAGACGGAGATCGAGTGGGACGATGACGTGTGGACTACCTACACGGACGTAGGGCAAGCCAAGGAACTCTTCGTCAAGTACATCGACAAGTTTGTTGAGGATACTGGCTGTGATGACCTGAAGCTTTGCTATACGTCCAAGGATAACTTTCGGAACACGGTGTATCCCCCGTACAAGGGGAACCGTAAGTCCCGTAAGCCCATCGGCTACTCGGCTCTCAAGGGATGGTCCAAGGAACAGTACCCGTTCTTCGAGAAGCCTACGCTGGAAGCTGACGATTGCATGGGAATCCTTGCGACAAAGTTCAAGGGCAAGACCATGATCGTTACGATGGACAAGGACCTGAAGACGATCCCTGGGACCATGTGGCACCTGAACCCCAAGCTCGAAGGTCATAAGATCGTGGTCACTGAGGCTGATGCTCATCGCCAGTTCCTCTATCAAACCCTCACAGGCGATACGACCGATGGGTTCCCCGGGTGCCCAGGTATCGGCCCGGTCTCCGCTAACAAACTGCTGGATTCTAAGGGCGTGAACTGGGAAACCGTTAAGCACGCATACATCAAAGCTGGTCTCACGGAAGACGATGCACTGACGCAGGCACGCTGTGCTCGGATTCTGCACGATTCAGATTGGGACTTTGAGAAAGGAGAAGTGATTCTATGGACTCCGTGATTGCCATGGGCCACATCGCCATGGGTGACCCGTATAAACCGGTACGGACCTCGAACGAGTGTCTGGACCTTGGGGAACTACTGAAGCAGGCGAACGCCGATCAGGTCTACAGGGAAAAGGAACGGCTGCTGGAAATCCTCGCGGAACAGCAGATGGGTGCCACGGTGGACGGCCTGAAGGTCTCCCCGGCTCCCACACCGTTCAACTCGGGTGGCACCAAGCACGACCAAGGCAAGGCTCGTATGTCCCTCTTGGATTCCTCGTGGCTCCTCGGGGTCGCTGAGGTCCTCACGTTCGGCGAGAAGAAGTATCAGGCCCACAACTGGCGCAAGGGTATCTCTGTGTCCCGTCTGATGGATGCTGCTGGTCGTCACCAAGCGGCCTTCAATGATGGTGAGGACCTTGATCCTGAGTCCGGCAAGGGCCACCTGTACCACGCTTCGTGCTGCCTCATGTTCGCAAGCTGGATGATCAAACACCGTCCTGATTTGGACGACCGCTGTAAAGGAACCTAATGAGCACCGTACTCAAGCGCTTCGACCTCTACTCGGAATACACAGGCTACTGCGGCTTTGAAGTAGAGGCTTCATCAGATGGCGACTGGGTACGTGCTCAGGATGCCTACGATCACATCGCGGTACTCGAGGCCAAGATCAGGACCCTCGAGACCCAACTTAAAGACATCAAGAGAGAGAAATGAACGCATTCAACCTGTATCAAGATGAAGCCATGAGCTTCCGACTTCCTTCGGCCTGTGAGTCCTATGCGCTCCTCGGTCTTACTGCAGAAGTCGGTGAAGTGAATGCCTATATCGCCAAGGGTCTCCGTGACCAATACGAGATTGATCCCAAGGTAATCAAAAAGGAACTCGGGGATATTCTGTGGTTTGTCGCTGCGATTGCCTCGGACCTGAATATGAGCCTTGGTTCCATTGCTGAAGCCAATATCGACAAGCTGCAGAGCCGTAGTGCCCGAGGCGTCATCTCTGGTAGTGGCGACAATCGCTAGTGTTCCAGACCATCTACCTATGGTGGTCTCTCCCCTTCTGGTTCTGCGTCCCCTCACCTACGCACATGGATTACTGGCAGTATGCCTGTGATCACCATAACCAAGGGAACATCATCCCTAATATCCCAGGATTCTAATGGCTGAACTAAGACCTCATGTATTAGTGGACGTAGAGGTACTAGAGGACCTCAGGATTGACGCTTTGTTCCTTGAGTGCCTTGGGACCGCGGGTGTTGATAACTGGTCCGGGTACGAGTACGCCTGTGATCTTTTTGAACGAGTATTGGAAAGCCGAGGTATCGAGTGAACCTTCGTGGTGACCGTAACCAATGCTGTGGCTGCGGTGAGTATTTCAACTCGACTGCGGCCTTCGATAAACACCGTACCGGGGAATTTAGTTCTGTTCCGAATCCCCGAAGGTGCCTTAGTCAACCAGAGATGTACGCGAAGGGTATGTCCCGGAACCGTGATGGCTTCTGGGTGACCGCAGTTAATCCCCTCTTCCAAAAGGAACCAGGAGCATGAGATACAAAGACGTTCTCCTAGCGACCCGTAGTGATCTTCGGGATGCCCTGATTGCCGGGGATACCGAGAAGGCCGAACGCATCTATCAAGAGTGTGAGGCTGAGTACCAGAAGCACCAAACCGCCCCACAACCCGAGTGCGCACCGCGAGTGGACGCCGACACAGCAACTTGCCAGAACTGTAACGGTACTGGATCGCACGGCGGGCGCTTTCATATCGACGACAAAGGTTCGAGCGAATACGAACCATACAAATGTGATGTGTGCGATGGATTCGGAAGGGTAAGTGCGGACGCCGGAAATGATGCGGCGCTGACGAATGAGAAAATTGAAGCCGCCATAGAAGCTTGGTTCGATACGGACGGGAAAGACGTGGACGACCATCAATCGCGTATGCGCGCAGCAATCCTAGCCGCCAACAAGGAGGCACTGTAAGTGTTTTCCCCACCCCCCACTTCTGTGGGGTTTCTTTTCGAAAGCACTTGCACAATGTCACACAAAACAGTAATATCTGTCCTACACCAGCGTAACACCCAACACGGAGGTATTTTATGAAAGCCCCTACGACTCTTAAGGAACTCCTTCAGATCGCCAAGAAGCCCCTGTGGCTCGGTAAGGCTTACTGTTCGACCGCCATCACGAACGTAGAGGCTTTCATCGCCTGTGTCGGTGACCTTCCGCTCAAAGATGTGAAGACGATCCACATCGATGCCTTCGTGGATTCCATGGAGGGGGTGCTGAAGGACAGCACGATCAACCGCAAGCTGACCAACGTCCACAGTGTTCTGAAGTACGCCATGGATCGTGACTGGATCAACAAGATGCCCAAGGTCACCTGGAAGTCCGAGGACAACTCAAGGGTCCGTTGGATCAGCGAGGCCGAGGAATCCCAGATGCTGGCTCTTCTCACATCGTGGAATGAGCATGAGATTGCAAGGTTCATTACGGTCCTCATCGACACTGGGATGCGCCGAGGGGAACTTTTGGCACTGAAGGAGAAGGATGTCGATGGGGACTGGGTTCGCCTGTGGACTTCGAAGACCAAAGGTGCTAGGTCGATCCCGCTGTCTGAGCGTGCTAAGGAAGCGCTTACAAAAGGTGTGTTCGATGTCAACCTCGGGCACCTCAGGGCCGTTTGGAGTCGTCTGAAGGAAGCTATGGACCTCGAGGCTGACGATGACTTCGTTCTGCACACCCTGAGGCACACCGCTGCCACCAGGACCTTGGCTAAGACCAAGAACGTGGTGATCGTGCAGAAGCTCCTGGGACACAAGAACGTGAAGACCACGCTCCGGTACGCCCACCTGTCCGATGACGAACTTTTAGCGGCTGTTCGGTAAACACTACATTGTTCGTACGAATGGTGAACATAAATACAACACTAGGGCAAACACTTTCTCTTCGTATAGTCGTAATATTCGTTCTCCCCTTTTTTGAAACAACTTGTAACGCCCCTTGCCAACAAAAATGACAACTATCCTCACTGCTCAATTCGCTGTCGGTGCCGCGCTGATCCTCTCGGGAACCCCTGAGATCGGCTATGAAATCTTTGGGCTGGGGAGCCCTTCTTTCGTTTACGGGAACTTCGAAGATGCCTTCGAGGACTTCGGTGGTTATGTGGTAGCCCGCACACAGGAGAACGTTGGTACTATTGCAACGAGTTAAACAAGGCTGTACAGTGCAGTCATGGGTTCGGAAACACACACTAATCAAACTACTTACAAGAGTGAACACCATGGCTAAGACCGCAGAGCAACAACTGGCTGACGCACTGGCAGAGATCACGAAGTTGAAGGAGCAGGTTCGGGAAGAGGCAGCGAAGAAGGCACGGTACCCCTGGGAGAACCCGGAGACCGTGCAGGAGCAGGCTCGAATGAGCTACAACCTGAAGATCGAACCTGAGTTGTACCTGAAGATCAAGTGGCTCATGGAGAACAAAGGCGGGATCAGGTCGATGCAAGTGTTCTTCGACAAGGCTGGCAACGAGTTGGCCTCTAGATACCTGACGGAACTGGGGGCAGTCTGAGGGTTGCCACAAGGGTTCTCCCCTAGAGAGTCCTTGGCCCAACCCCACTAACCCGGTTTCTAGGTACCAAACACCATCCCGATAATTGCCGTTATCAGGCTTGGGGCATTAAACGCAAGGCTGCTAATGAGAGTTAGCAGTGAAGGGGGATAGTGCAAGGGGTGTTGCACAAACGAGGACCACCCCTCCTTAACTGTGTAGATTTGTAGAAAGCTATCTTTACATCTACATATGCACCGATTAAGCTACGACTCATTACACCAAGGGGGCCATATGCTGATAGCGGTTGCTGCAGAGAAAGGTGGAGTTGGAAAAACAACGATAGCTACGAACCTCGCTGGAATGAGCGCTGCACGGGGACATAGCGTGATGCTCACCGATACGGATGTCGAGGAGTCCACAGGTCGATACGCCTACGCGTGGGGCATGGCACGTAGGGATACCGAGGGACTCCCTTCGATCAACCTAGCGATGTTGCGAGGTAATATTTACACCGACCTACTGGCACAGAAGGAACGCTACGATGTGGTGATCGTGGATGTCCCTGCAGGTAACGGTCTGGAGATGCGCCTTGCCTGCATGGCTGCTGACGTTATCGTGATACCCCTCGGGATAGGGCAGTACGACACTTCGGGCATGGGACCCATGGTCAAGCTCGCCAACGAGATGCGACAGACCAGACCAGATACCCGTGTGTATGCGGTGCTGAACAATGTTCCGTTCAATGCCAAGAATGACCTGAGGGATTCCTTGGAGATGCTGGACACCCTTCACGACTACCTGAGGAGAACCACCAAGTACATCGTGGGTCGTCAGGCCTTCAGAGCCTCAGCACGGTCAGGAAGGGCGGTGACGGAGCTTGAGAAGTCCCTACAGGACCCCAAGGCATCCGAGGAAATCACCTCACTGTACGAGGAGGTCTTCAATGGCTGATCGTCCTGCACTCAGAGGCCCTGAGTTGCCCCCTGACGTGGCTCGGATAGCCGAGGGAGCACGCGTGGTACCCCCGGAGGTCCACGAGGCCCGTGGCGAGCCTGTACGAAAGCCCCAAGGGCTATCGGAGATCGTAGCGAGGGTCCCTGAAGTCGAAGCTACCAAACCATTGAACCTGAGAATCCCCCAGTCCCTGCACAAGAGGCTCAAGGTCCTCGCGGGTCTCTCGGGGGTCACGATGACCGAGATCATCATTGAGTGCCTGGGGGCCGAGGTGACCCGACGGCAGGACAGTTACGACCGGGGGGAATGATGAGTGCGGATATCGATACTACCTTTCAAACGATGCAGAGAGATATGTTCACATCGGGTATCGCCGCTCAGATTGGTATGAATGCTCTTGGTATCTGGCAAGCGATCAAGAGCCATGCCGACAAGGACACAGGGGAGTGCTGGCCGTCCCAGAGACGCCTGGGGGAAATGACCGGGCTGAGCCTAGGGTCCGTCAACAAGTGCATCGAGGTCCTCGAGACTTCCAAGCTCCTCCGGGTTGTCACCAAGGGGAACCGAGGAAGGGCAGCGACCTACATTGCTCGGGAGCGTCTGGACGTTCGTCTTGGGGACCGCTTGCTTTGTACTGTGGTCATCGACTACGTACCGAAGAAACTCGCCAAGAGGTTGGAAGGGGTCGAGAAGGCTATCAAAGGACAGACGGACCCGGATGCGTTCGCAGAGTGCGAGATCATTCCTGGGGACGGGTTTGTGTGGGATCAAGCAGGAGGAGTGTTGAAAGCATCAATTCCGGCTGCTGAAGTCCCAGAGCAGGTCCTGAGCAGTTATCCACAGACGCTCTCGGACGACGCCTATAGTTCATAGATATAGTTAACATATAGTTCTGTTCACGGGGGTGAACACAAAACCTCCCGAAATGAACACAAACGGCCACTTACGTTCGCCGGGATGAACACAAAAAAGTTATCCACAGGCTCCGAGTCAAACTTAAAAACCTACATGAAAACCCTAATCGCCGCGCTATTCGTAGTTACACTATCTGGCTGTGTCACGGCTCCTCACATCGACTACACGAACGCAGACAAGCAGTGCTCCCGAGCGTGTGCCTCGGAATACTCGGAGTGTCAAACAGGATTCAAACTGTTCCCCCTAGCTGCCCAAGCGGGGTGTAATGAATCCCTGAAGGTCTGTGTGGCCACCTGTGGCGCAACCGTAGTATCAAACTGAAACGAAAAAACCCCCAAGGAATCCGTAAAGGAAACCGAGGGGGTTTTTTGTTTTATGCAGGAGGTGTTGCCGCTTGTTCAGCCTTCACGACCGCGAGGACTGCAGCAGCCGCAGCGCCAACCGAAGTCACCGCAGTACCAACGTCACCGTGCAGACCAACTGCAGGGGCGATGATCTGAGCCAGGACAGCGAGTCCAGCCCACGTCGAAGGCTCTTTGAAACGATCAAGAGAAATTGCCATGGTGTTACCTTTAATGTAGGACGAGCTTCAGGATGGTTTCCTTGAGGCCCAGAGTGCTCAGTGCGAACACGATGCCACCCCCATAGAGGGCGTACTTAATTTGAAGGAGTGTCTTCTCGATAGCCTCTAGGCTTTTCCCGAAGACCGCTTGGGACTCACGCAAGGTTGAGATGTCCTTGTCCGTAGCTTCCGCTCTGAACTCCAGACGCGAGAGCCTGTTGTCAATGTCTGTCATGCTGCTCTCTGTTGTTGGGTAAAGTCTGCACCAAGTAGGAACTCGGCCATCTCCCCGCTTCTTCGTTTTGTTAGTCCGGCCATTACCTTGCCAGCCGCGAGGTTCCACTTAAGGAATTCCTTGGCTGCACCTTCGATGTCCCCAGCGTTCAGCTTCTTGAGCAAGGTGCTGTGATCAAAGTTACCTCGTCCCACGTTGTACGTGAATGAGATGAGTGCAGCCTTCTCGTCGTCCGTCAGGTGAATCTTGACCTCTGAGTCGATGAAGGTCCCAAGGGCCTGTACACGAGCCAGTAGGTCAGCGTCAGCCTGTGCCTGGGTCCATACGGTTCCCTTGGCGATCCCCGGACCTGTAGCCCCATAGCCAATGGTCCAAGGTGCCCCACCAGTCGCAGGGTCAGGATAAGCCGTAAGCTTGCATCCTTCGAAGGACTGGATGAGCTTGGTAGCTTCTGTTTGCCAAGTCATGGTTGTCCTTAGTCTGGAATGATTGCTTTGTCACCCACAAGGGGATCAAGGGACTTCTGGCAGTGATCCTTCTGGATGTAGTTCAGGAGCTTGCAGAGGACGCAGCCCCAACGTTTCCCTT